CGGTCCGACCCCGTACTGCTCACGCAGCTTATCCAGCAGTGGCATCATTTTTTCCAGAGGCGGTCGAACTCCGCCTTCGCAAAATAAGCGGAAGCCTGGCGAAGGATATCGTTACTGCGGCGCAGTTCACGATTTTCACGCTCCAGCTCTTTCAGACGCTGACGTTCAGCGGTGGTGAGCCCTCCATCACCGCCCCCGGTATCCCGCTCATGCTGGCGAACCCAGACACGCAGAGTCTCCGGCGTACAGCCAATCTTTGGAGCAATGGAACAAATTGTCGCCCATTGTGAGTCATATTCGCCCTGACTTTCCAGAACCATACGGGCTGCCCGTTGACGGACTTCAGGGGAAAAACGAGTATTTTTAGTCATCCTGTTTACCTCTTTCTCAGGAAGTTTAGTCTCCAGGATTCCCGGGGCGGTTCATAAATATAGTTTTTAGAGTCCATAAAAAACCTGTCAAAACCTGACACACAGAACGACGCCACCAGCTACTGAGCGGTGGCATTTTTTTGTGCTATTTGTTTCATATTCTGCAATTACGATGATGAATATTGCGATTTGTGAAACTATAATAACTGTTGTTTTATACAGTTATAAGGGGCGTTATGGCTATTTCAGTAAAGCCGGTATTGATAAGTGAGAAGCAAATGGAAGCGATAAAGAAAATTCAGGAAGAGCAGCGTAAAAAATCAGGAATTGGAGTAGCGCCAACTCTGCATGAAATTGCACGAGGGTTAATAGATAAGGCGCTGGCAGGCTGTATGTGAAAATGGATGGCATCGCATGGAACTAAAATTTATTGATAACCCTGTGCGATTACAGGCCTTTCTTAACGAGCCAGGCAATACCGAAAATATTGTTGAGCCGGGGCACACGTACTACATCAAGCCTGATGCGGTATATCTCGGCATCTACGAAGGATTAGTGCTGGCTGGCGTTCATGAAGTGCGTAACTTCTGGCATAGCGTTGTTGAATGCCATGCGGTGTACGACCCCGGATTCCGTGGTGAATATGCACTGCAAGGGCATCGATTATTCTGCAAATGGCTTCTCGAAAACTCACCATTCCTTAACAGCATCACTATGGTTCCTGACACCACGAAATATGGACGGGCAATTATCCGTTTGCTTGGCGCTACCCGTGTTGGTCACCTTGATGATGCTTATATCAGATGTGGTAAACCCGTCGGCGTAACGCTTTATCAGTTAACTCGGCAACAATATAAGGAATTCAGCGAATGTTAATTACCCATATAGCTCATAAACATCTCAATCGTGCCGTATACGAAAAAGGCGGTGATGGTGGTGCCTCTAAAGCTCAGGCGAAGGCCCAGCAGCAGGCAATTGATTTGCAGCGCGAGCAGTGGAATACGGTGATGAATAATCTCAAGCCGTATGCAGAAGTCGGATTGCCTGCTTTACAACAACTGCAAGGACTGATGACTCTGGAAGGGCAGAATAAAGCCGCGAATGATTTCTTTGGTTCTGGTTTATATAAAACACAGGCAGATCAGGCCCGTTATCAGAACCTTGTCTCAGCAGAAGCTACCGGGGGGCTTGGCTCAACAGCTACCAGTAACCAGTTATCTTCCATTGCGCCCATGCTTTATAACAATTGGCTCAGTGGGCAAATGCAAAATTATGGAAACCTGCTAAATGTCGGGATGAATGCGGCATCAGGGCAGGCAACAGCAGGGCAAAACTACGCCAATAATACCGGGCAACTCTTGCAGGGGCTTGGCGCTATTCGTGCAGGTCAGGCGCAGCAGCCATCCAGTCTTGCGCGTGGTATTGGTGGGGCGGCATCAGGCGCTTTAGCGGGTGCGCAACTTGGTTCCGTTGTTCCGGGTATAGGTAATGTCGCCGGGGCTATTGGTGGTGGGCTTATTGGTCTTGTTGGGGGGCTTGGATTCTAATGGCGACATGGCAACTTGGCGGGCTGCCTAGCATGGCACCGCAAAATGATAATGCTCCTCGTTCTTCCGTTCCTCAGCCTGTGCAGTATCAGCAGCACCCAAACGTAGGTTTAATGGCGCTACAGGGGCTAAGAGGCGTTGCTGAGATTAATCAGCAGGCACGTCAACAACAGCGTAAAGCAGAGTTTCAGAAAGCATATGCCGGGGCTTTTGAGTCTGGAGACAGAAACAAAATGCGCAGTCTTATTTCTGAGTATCCAGAAGAATTTGAAAGCGTTCAGAAAGGGATGGGCTTTATTGATGACGACCAGAGAAATTCTATTGGTCATCTTGCGACTAGTGCTCAAATCGCATCTTCGCTCGGAACTGGGGCATTTGGAAAATTCATAGCAGATAACGAAGATGAAATGCGTCGCTTGGGAATTTCTCCTGAGTCTGTTGCCGAAATGCATGTTAATGATCCACAGGGATTCCAGCGGCTTGCTGGTAGTATGGCACTGTTTTCTCTCGGTCATGAGAAGTATTTCGATATCAAAGATCAAATGGAAGGTCGGGATATTGAGCGTGGCAAGTTGGCAGAGACAATCCGCAGCAATCAGGCTGGCGAAGCACTTCAGGCGAGAGGGCAGGATATTAGCCGAGCAAATGCGTTAACGTCAGCATATGCACCAACAGCAGCAATGCAGAATTACAATCAGTACGCTCAAATGTTAAAGGCGGATCCAGAGGGGGCGGCGGCATTTGCGGCAGCGGCTGGAATTAATACAAACGCCAAAAAATTAATGAGTGTTAGAGAAAACGATGATGGCACTGTCACAAAATACTACACAGACGGAAGTGAAGAGCAGGGAAAACTAACCCAGCCAATATCTGGAGATGGGTTTCGTCCAATAGCTTTGCCAACAGCCCAAAAGATCATGGAAAAGTCGCCAGAAGGGGCTAAAAAAGCTGCTGGATTTGCATACAGGGTTAGGGATGCTCTTGATTCAATAGATACACTGAAAGACCAGCTTAGCCCACAGCGAGTGGCGATCATTAATAATGCTTTGGGTAATGGGACGCTGGCTAACTTAACGCTCAGCCCAACAGAGCAGCAATACGTTGTTAATGCTAATGACGCAATAATGGCAATACTCCGTCAGGAAACAGGGGCAGCTATCGCACCTGCTGAAATGTCAAAATATTATCAAATGTATTTCCCTCAGCCTGGCGACTCCACAAAAACCATTGATACCAAGCGCCGGAAGATGGAAAACCAGTTCAATTCGCTGAAAGCTGCTTCTGGTCGAGCTTATGATGCTTTGCGGGTTATTTCAGCAGTTGACAGAGGAACTTCTTCTTCGTCGCAGACATTGCCGCAATCTGAGCAGGTATCACAGCCAGCAGCCAGCAGTAACTTTTCTTCACTATGGGGTGATTAATGGCTAAAGCATGGAAAGATGTTATCGCCTCTCCACAGTATCAGGCGTTAGCACCAGAACAAAAAGCGCAGGCTCAGGAGCAATACTTCAATGAAGTCGTTGCCCCGCAAGCCGGAGAAAGTGTAGAGCAGGCTAAGCAGGCTTTTTATGCTGCCTATCCACTACCATCAACGAATGAAATAGACCGATCCCAATCAGCAACTCAAAATATTCAACATACATCATCTGATAATTCTCTTGCGTCAGGGTATGCAAAGTTAGCTACTCAGCAAAGAGAGGGGCTTGAGCGTTCAGCAGAACAGGGAGCCAGTCTTGGGGCTGCGATGCGCGATGCTATAACAGGCGAAAGCCGAATGACTCCAGAGATGGAGAGACTGCAAAATGTCACCTCTGCCCCAGAATTGAACTCACTAAGCATGGATGCCCTAAAGGCTGGATGGTCTCAACTTTTCGGCTCTGACGCGTCTCAGGAAAAGATTCTTCAGGGAATGGGGGCGACATTAAGGCAGGATGAGAAGGGGAATACTATCGTTTCTCTGCCATCAGGTGATTATGCCCTGAACAAGCCGGGTTTATCACCGCAAGACCTGACTTCGTTTCTTGCTAATGCGTTGGCGTTTACACCAGTGGGCAGGGCTGGAACGGTGCTTGGTGCCATAGGAAAATCAGCAGCTACAGATTTAGCACTACAGGGAGCCACCAGCCTTGCTGGTGGAGAAGATATTGATCCGTTACAAACGGTAATTTCTGCTGGCATTGGTGGTATTGGTAAGGGGCTGGAAAATACAGCGAGTGCGGTTTCGAGGGCTGTTCGTGGTGATATGTCGCCTGAAGCAAAGGCTGCTGTCGACTTTGCATCGGAAAGAAATCTGCCGTTAATGACCAGTGACATGCTGAAAGATAAAACCTTTATGCAGAGTCAGGCTCAGACATTAGGCGAAAGAGTTCCTTTTTTTGGAACCGGTAAGAATCGGCTGAATCAACAACAAGCACGAGAAAATTTAGTCAGAACATTTAGCGATGGTCTGGGTGGCATTTCTGATAAACAGCTTTATGAATCTGCGACTAAAGGGCAACAAAAATTCATTGAGGCAGCAGGAAAGCGATATAACCGCATAATTGACGCTATGGGGGATACCCCTGTCGATCTCTCAAACACGGTAAAAGCTATCGACAATCAGATTGCCGTGTTAAGCCGCCCGGGCAAATCTCAGGATAGAGCCGCGGTAAAAGTCTTGCAGCAATTTAAAGACGATATCACCAGCGGACCAAATGACCTGCGTCTGGCGAGGGAAAACAGAACCGATCTTCGAAAGCGATTTATGGCGTCATCTGACACTGTTGATAAAGATACGCTCCAGAAAGCCAGCGATATTATCTACAAGGCATATACGGCGGATATGAAAAAAGCCGTAGCCAAAAATCTTGGAGCAGACGAAGCCATTAATATGGCAAGGGTTGATCGCTCATGGTCTAAATTCAATGACATGATGGGAAGAACGCGCGTTCAAAAGGCAATAGCCAGCGGCAAGGCCACGCCTGAGGATGTAACAAAACTCGTTTTTAGCCAAAGCCCATCAGAACGTTCTCAGCTTTACAGGCTTCTGGATGACAATGGTAGGCAAAACGCACGAGCAGCCATAGTTCAGAATGCTGTAGATAAGGCGACTGATCCGTCTGGAAATATCAGTGTTGAGAAGTTTATTAATGCGTTACACCGGAACAGGAAGCAATCAGCAACTTTCTTTAAAGGCGTACATGGAAAGGAACTGGACGGCGTTATTAAATACCTCAACGATACAAGACACGCGGCAAAAGCGAACGTTCAAAACTTAAATGGTCAGCAGCTTTATGGATTGTTAGTTGGTGGTGGCATCATAAACGCAGCAGTATTAGCGGGGATGCTAAAAACGGCTGCGTTTGTTGTTCCTGCTGCTGGTGCCGTAGGCGGAGCAGCGAAGGCATACGAAAGCCCTGTTATACGAAATGCCTTGTTACGTCTGGCAAATACGCCAAAAGGTAGCACAGCATATGACAGAGCGATCAGTACGGTCACACAATCGCTCACCAGAGTCGCACAGGCATCACAAAAAGAAGCTCAATAACTGGTTAGCCATGGATGGCTAATTTTTGTTCTTTGCTCTCATCCATAGGTAAAGAAGGGAAAGAACAAGACAAAAAACAGAGAATAGATAACCTACCTCATATGGTGCGCCAAAAAAATTAGCTATTGATACGGGCAAAAAAGCTGAGGCGATCAAAATTGAAAGGCAAAAAATAAGCCCAGTAATATAGTTTATTAAATTCTTAAATGAGAAACGTTTTGCTTGATTTACGGTCTTAACGAACGATCGCTTAACGACGGATAAAAGCAAATAGATGGCGACAGTTGCTAATGCCCCTTTCCACCAGTCTGGATATAGTTTTGCGACAATCAGACCAAGGAAAACCATGATGACAGCCTGAGCATTCACACCAACCCTCCCTTTAGCTTTGTTTAGAATGGCAATCATCATATATCCAAGACATGGCATTTGGTACATAGCTTGGGTCGGGATTTCAAATCCGATCCCCGTTGATGGGGCCGTTACAGTACGCGCATATCCGCTTTATGTGAAACAGGAAGATTTTTCTGATATCACTGCCACAGCAAAACACCAATTTCGAGACAAGTACGCGCGCGAGGGGTATCAGTTGCAAAAAATTTTGCAACTACGTCCGACCAGTATGCACACGATGGCGGGGGGATACCATAAAACTGTTCTCTACATGAGACAGAGTGGTGGTGATGTGTTGATTATCGGCGTATATGCGCACAGGACGCGCTATGACGATGTTTTATGCGGGTACACCAATCACATGTATCTGGTGTGATAAATCGCGTTACATGACCTCTCATGTTGTACTGGTGGTTATCACGACGTTCTGAATCTGGCCTTTGCCTGGTATTTTGCGACAAGTACGCGCGCGTAGCATCGAAATAATCGGATGGCGTATGCTGCTGGTAATATGAAGACCGATAGCATTAACCGTAAGGAGAAAGACTTCTCGATAACGGCAAGGGGGCTGAATTGCGAGGCGAGATTAAGCAACTGTCTTGAACGTAAAAATCATGGAGCAACATGATGGTACGATTCATTCCATTCTTCGTTCTTTCTGAGCATTGCGTTCAGGCTTAGTCAAAATTAGTGTTGCGAGCGGACCTATTAGTAATTGTTGGTGCGATGCGTCTGTTATGGATTGTTATGGTTGTGGCAGGCCTGATTAATATCCAGTATGACCACCAGCTATGAGAGGCCACCTCAGAGGTTCGCAGTTGCAGGTTTGCACTCAGGTTCGCAGGGTTTTGGCTACTTTCACGTGCGAACCTGCAGAATTGCAAAGGACAACTAAGTCCTCTGGCCAACTCCCGGTTTATGAGCGACACAGTCCGCCTGGCGCATCGTTTTCGTCGAGTGCGCCCATCAGCTTGTCCATGGACTATCCACCACTCGATATTAAAGCTAATCATTGGTTGCCAGCCCGCGAATCAAGTTTGTTCTGGATCCAAGCTTCAACCTCCTCAAGCGACCATCTAGCTGATCTACCAATTTTAACTGGCTGTGGAAACGTGCCCGTCTTAACCCATGAGTAGATTGCCGTTTTCTTGAAGCCCGTTCTGAGCATGACTTCGCTTAATTTGATAAGGCGCATAGAGGCTCCTCTGCTTTAGATTAAGCATAGTGACAATCTGGCTTTGGGTGGTATCCAAAAGCGAGGTATCCATGTTGGTATCCACCAAAACGCTGTTTACCAAAAAGTTACCACCGGAACAGGACATTTTGAGCTGTAACTTAACACATAGCATATGGAGTTCACGCATAGACTTCACGCACAACGGCTCTGGCCAGTGAAGAATCACCCTGGCTAGCAATATAATGCCGATCACCATCAGAGGGGAATCCATGACACCACGAGAAATCGAGCTGCTGACCATTGCCAAGCTGGAGCATGGCGGCCACCAGCTCAGCCCGGCAGAACTGCGGGAATTAAGGCGCCAGCTGGCAGAGGGCCCTGTAATAGCCAGGCGGTACCGCGAAATGATGACCAGCCCCGCATATCGCTGGAGCAAACCAGCGCCGCTCCGTGCGCGGTGAGCAGCACCTAACCAGCACTAGACAAGCCCTGTGCTGGTGGATGTCCCTCATAATTAGCGGTTTTTAAACGGCGTGTTGGTTCACGGCCTCTTTTTGTTGGTTCAAAAATGGGGTGTGTTGGTTCACTTTTTGCGAATAATTCTTTTAAAAACAATACTCTTTACAAATTGAACCAACTGAACCAACTGAACCAACACCTTTTTGCTTATCTATATAATCTGAGAGGCAGAAATGATAAGGGACAGGAAAGCTGAAGAGCTGGAGTCAAAAGGGCTATACCGGAGAGCTGCCGCACGATGGATGGAAGTCATGCTGTTATGCACCGAGGACGATGATCGGGAATGGATAAAGCGCCGCCGTGAAACGTGTCTGGAGAACGTGAAGCGCCCGCCCGTGAAGGTTGAGGAATTTGGCGACCTGCATAAAGCTGTTACCGAAACGCAACACCGCATGGGGATAGCGCAACCGAACGGTAACGCCTTCCGGTTAAATGGCGGCAAGAGGCAAAGGTAGACCACCAGAGGGAAATCATCCTCTGGCTGGCGGTTTCTGGTATTTCGGGACAAGTACGCGCGCGCGTAGCACCCAATCGGTGAGGAAATAGCGGCGACCTGAATGGTCAAAATCACAACGCAGCTATCCCCGTAAGCAGCGCTTAACGGAATAGCAGTAACCTGAATCCAGTGGGGAGGGGGTAGTCAAATCTCTACAGCCCTGACTATCCGGGACTGCCCGCCCCATCGTTTTTTTATACCCGCGAAAAATGAAATTTAATCCGGGCGTGTTTCATCCTTCCAGAGGGTATGACGTATGACACCACGCGAAATAGCCTTATTGACCATCGCCAAACTTGAGCACGGAGGCCACCAGCTTACACAGGCAGATCAACGGGAGATAGAACGATCAGTTAATGCCGATATAGCCCGGCGCGACAGGTTCCGCGAAATGATGCGAGCACCTGCCTACCAGTGGAAGAAGCCAGCGCCGCGCAGGTAGATATGGGATTATTCCACATGTAACTTATGCGTATTAAGCAAATTTCCTTTATTCACCTTTACAGAATTGTGAGTACGTCAGTATCGTTATCCTTCCGATTCGCATTTATTCAGGATTTGCATGTACCAGCTAAAGATAACCATCCGAGACAGCAAACCACCTATATGGCGGCGTGTGCTGGTTCCAGAGCAAATCCCCTTTAGTAAACTTCATGCCGTGATCCAGTTAGCTTTTGGCTGGAATGACGAACACCTGTATATGTTCGAGAAAGGGCGTAAAGGTGATCCAGGTAGCGAGTATCGCGTATGGGGTGAGGATGAAAGCATGGGTAACGCGGCAATCACGCCACTATGGGCGGCGCTCCAGAATGAGGGTGACAAGCTGGTTTACACGTATGACTTTGGCGACTGGTGGGATTGCGTCATTGTGCTGGAGAAGCAAACACACGATACGAGTAATCAGCCCATTAGCTGCCTGCGTGGGAAAGGCACCACCCCGGCGGAAAACTCAGGCGGCTTGCATGGTTACAATGAATTGCTATTACAGGCCAGAGAGTCTGATAATCCTGAGCAGGCCGAGATCCACAATTTCCTGATGCTGGATATTGAACGCCGGGTTTACGACCTGAGCCGCATCAACGACAGATTGCAGGCTATTAACTGACCCGCATGTATTCACCTGATATTGCGTTGTCAGCGCCGCCAGTATCGCGCATAACAGCGCACTGACCGGGTAAACCGTAGCGCACGACCGTTGCGTTAGTATCACCGCCGCGCCGTATCTGGCGCGATTCATACACTGTCACCCGCTCAAGCAGTCCACCAGCAACCATGCTTTCCAGTGTGCGCCGGGTTGATTCGAGCTGGTGACGCTTATCGAACGACACCATGCCATGAAGCAGGTAGGCCACACCCGACACATCGAACGGCGGCGCACCAATCTCACCAGTCACCCATTCGAGGTTATCCGGTTCAAAGTAGCTAAGTATCTCTTTTTTGCGACTGGTCATTCTCATGGCTGGCTGATTCCTTATTGTGGGATAGCACTATCATACAATAAGTGGGTTAAAGGGAGAGCGTTACCGCCTGATATGCTGTATGAATAACAACCAAATTTCAGGTGCGGAAAAAGATATGGGGGTACTTTTGGGGGTATCTATAAAAAATGAACAATAAAAAAGGCAACAAAAACAAAGCTTATCGCCTATGTGTATTGTTCCTATTATCGGCACCATTCAAACATCTCCCCAAGTCTACTAAAGTCTTTCAAAACCCCTTATAATCCGTGTATTAAAGCCCCGTTCGTCTTTTGACGTCTACTAAAGTCCCTCAAAATCTACGGTCAGATGGGGGTACTTATGGGGGTATTTGCTGTTCGGTTTAGTGGAGGTACCCCCAAGTGAAACTCAATGCCCGTCAAATAGACACAGCCAAGCCAAAAGAGAAGGCTTACAAGCTGGCCGATGGTGGCGGTTTGTATCTCTTGGTAAAACCTAATGGAGGTAAATACTGGCGACTTAAATATCGTGTAGCTGGTAAAGAGAAGCTATTGGCACTAGGTGTGTATCCTGAGGTTACTCTAGCCGATGCTCGGGCAAAACGTGAAGATGCGAAAAGAGGTATCGCTGGTGGTATCGATCCGATGGAAGCGAAACGAGAGGAAAAGATTGCCCGGGAAACGCAGTTAAACAACACCTTCAAAGATATTGCCCTTGAGTGGCACAGCAGCAAATTAAAAAAATGGTCTGCTGGTTATGCTTCAGACATCCTCGAAGCCTTCAACAAAGATGTGTTCCCTTACATTGGCAAAAAACCAATCGCCGAAATCAAACCACTTGAACTTCTGAATGTGCTGCGGCGCATCGAGGGGCGCGGTGCTACAGAAAAAGCCAAAAAAGTGAGGCAGCGGTGCGGGGAAGTTTTCCGCTATGCAATAGTCACTGGTCGCGCAGAGTATAACCCTGCACCAGACCTTACTAGCGCGATGCAAGGCCATGAATCTAATCATTACCCTTTCCTTACAGCTAAAGAATTACCTGATTTTTTCAAGGCATTGTCCAGTTACTCAGGAAGCGCATTGGTTGTTATGGCGGCTCGTCTACTGATTATCACCGGCTTGCGGACTGGCGAACTACGTGGCGCATTATGGGATGAAATTGATTTCAACAAGGCTATCTGGGAGATACCCGCTTCACGTATGAAAATGCGGCGGCCTCATATTGTGCCATTGTCTGATCAGGCTCTTTCGCTTATTGGGAAGATTAGAGAAATAACAGGCAATTACCCTCTTATGTTTCCCGGGCGCAATGATCCAAGGAAAACAATGAGTGAGGCCAGCATAAACCAAGTGTTTAAGCGCATTGGCTACGCTGGACGTGTAACTGGTCATGGGTTCCGGCACACTATGAGCACGATTTTGCATGAGCAGGGCTATAACACCGCGTGGATAGAAACGCAGCTCGCTCACGTTGATAAGAACTCAATTCGTGGCACATACAACCATGCGCAATATCTGGATGGAAGGCGGGAGATGCTTCAATGGTATGCCGACTATATGGATGCGCTGGAGAAGGAGGAGAACGTTGTTCATGGTTCGTTTGGGAAACGAGCTTAACTGTATGAATAGACCGTGTTAAGCAATGGTAGTAGACTTATGTAGACGAACAAAGAATAGGCTATGTCTAGGCTGATCCCCGAAAACCCGTACACCCCTACGGGCTGGCATAGCCGTCAGAATTAGGGGCGCGGGGTGGCGTATGGTGAGAGCCAAAAAACAAGATTTAGCATGGTTTGATATTAGTAATTATGAATTTTTAAATGATTTAACCTTGCCGGACTTGATTCAAGAATTAGAGTGGCGCGATTTTTTATTGCGTCATGCAAAAGATGACACTGCTATATTCAAAGAAGAGTACGATATAAAATATGAAAGGATTTTTTCGGGCGATCCTAACCTAACCATTCTCAATGAAGAAGAGGAAGAGGTCGAAGAATTTATTCGCAAAGTAAATGATGAAGCCCCATCATTAAGAAATGAGTACGATGATCTTCCCTCATTATCTTCAGCTATGGGGGTTAGTCCAGTAACATTTTCAGAGCTGGCCATGTACTCTTTCTCATCGATAGATCAAGGCTTTTTTAAAAGAGACGAAGAGGATTGCTACCTCAAGGCAAACGCTATGCTTGCGAGTGTTACTGGAAACCTAAGTAATTGTTCCCCTAACATCATACTCGTTTCTATAGATTTAGATGACGCCACTGATGACGAAATTATTACCAGCCTGACTCACCTTCTACCTCTATGGCGAAAAGAGTTAAAAGTACCAGAGAGAGAGCATGTCGCTCAGAAAAGGATTGGATTAAAGACCCTTCAGAAGTTGATATCTAATAGAGTGATACCTATTGTTGATCTGCTGATTTGGGGTGAGAAGTCAGGTAAGGAAGTGAGCAATCCGATGATTTCTGCCTTGGTTTTTAGTGATGATCCGAAAGATACGCAGGCTATTAAGGAATCAATAAAGCCTTTTGCACTTGAATCTATAAGCGAGAGATACACCCGCTTGCTTCAGCTTTATGTAAACAAAGACAGAGAAATGAGCTTGATAAAAATATCTGATTTAATGAGTAGAGATTTATAGCAAGCAAAATCCTACGTAAACGTTTTAAGTAAATTTCGCGATTTCCGCTTTGAATACGCTACTGTGTATTTCAAAGCGGATAATCTTCTCAAAAAAATATTTTATTTTTATCCGCTATCACCCATTCACCGGTTTGTTTAATCTCCTTTCTGTCTACTGATGTCCATTAAAGAAGATGACAGAATATAGGAGTAAACATGTCTCAATCATTTATTCGTCTTTCTGAGGTTCAACGCCGTACTGGTTACAGCAAAGCGTGGATTTATCGGCTCATCAAAGAACAGCGATTCCCTCAATCTGTAAAGATTGGAAGCCGATCAATTGCGTTTATTGAAAGTGAAATTGAAGAATGGATTAATCAGCGCATCGCTGAGTCGCGTGGCGAGGTAGCGTAATGAATAAGAAAAACCGCCCATTACAGGCGGCTAATTCAGATATTCGCGTATCTGATGTTACGCCCCTTACAAAATCCCTTCAAGCACCAAAGCGCACACCGAAAAAGCATCGTGCCAGAGTCTATATGCTGCGTACTGGTATAGAGGGATGGACAGAAAATGACATTCTTCGCTACTGCCGTCTGTCTTCTGGTCGTAACTATGCAACAGAGTTAGAACGCCAGCTTGGAATCACTCTGGAGCGTATCGACGAAAAGAATCCTGATGGTATCGGAACACACCTTCGCTACCGTTTCTCCTGCCGTGGTGATGTTCTGAAAGTGATCACTCATATTAACCATCTTGCGAACATAAATGATCACAACGGACTTTCTCAGCAGGAAATTGCCGACATTCTGAAACTCTACCCGGACGCGTTTAACGCCGCTTAACGGAGACTGAAAATGAACATCGAAAAAAGCAGATTAATTTCTGAGGCCGCCCCTCATCTGAACGCCTCTCTGAGCACAATTAACGGTAATGAATTTGCCGCAATTGTCCCGGTTATTCCTGGTCATATCGGTGGGCGTGAAACCAATATTGTTAGCGCAAAAGCGTTACACAAAGCGTTGGGCGTGGGAAAAGACTTCTCTACATGGATCACTGATCGCATCTCTGAATATGACTTCACCATTGGGCACGATTACTCAGTCCATAAAACTATTTCCCCAAATTTGGGGAAAAGCCCGAATGGCGTGGCTTACAGAAAGATTAAGCAGTCTGGCAGACCCGGCAAAGACTATCTGTTAAGTGTCGGAATGGCGAAAGAACTGGCAATGATCGAACGCAATGATCAGGGTCGCGCTATCCGCCGTTATTTCATCCAGTGCGAGGAAGAATTACAGCGTAGCGTTCCTGAAATCGCCGCCCGCTATCGTCGCCAGCTAAAAGCCCGTATCAGTGCCGCAAACAACTTTAAGCCAATGTGCGATGCGCTGAATATGGCCCGTGCCGAGCAGGGGAAAACGACGCAGCAACACCACTACACAAACGAGAGCAATATGATTTCTCGTATCGTTCTTGGTGGGCTAACTGCTAAGCAGTGGGCGCGGATAAATGGCTATTCTGGCGAACCTCGCGACCATATGAACGCAGAACAACTTGAGCACCTCTCATATCTCGAAAGCACCAATATCACGTTAATTGATATGGGCATGGAATATGAGCAGCGCAAAGGAGAACTCCCCCGCCTGTCGCAACGCTGGCTCGCTAAGCGTCTGGAGGTGGTCCATGTTTAAGCCGACAGGAACACCACAACCTCAAAAACGCTACAAGGATGCCCACGGAGCACTCGTTACTGTCGAAAGCGTGTCTCACAACCGAGTGACGTTTTATCGCGACGGGTATCAATCGCCATGCGTACAACCGCTGGCGCGCTTCATGAAGGAGTTCGCGGAGGTTAACAAATGCTAACCGTCCAGAAGAAGATATTTTCACTGGCTGGTATGTCGCCAAAATCCAGCAATATGACAGCAAAGTCTGGCATTAATACAGCAGATACAAGCAAAGTTTATCATTTTCTGGTGGTGGGAGCGGATGCCTTAACTATGTCAGAAATTACGGTCGATGGTGTTAGCGTTGAGAAGGTCGGCGGCTGCGCCAGAGAATTTCTGGTCGTAGATGGCTTTCTCTGCTCGCGTAGTGACTCCACAAAAACCTTCGTCCACACGCGCGACGTTAACGAAATGAGCGCGATGTATTGTGCATCTGGTGCTTCCAATAGTGAGTTTTCGGAGTCCATAAAAAAGAGCTTGCCGTTATGCGGCAACACGGTTTATGGTTATAAGGCACCTCATAAAACGGGTGCCGGGTTTCGCAGCCCGGAAATGTACGAGGCGACACATGACGCGCCGAGCGTCTTTTTTTGTGCCGTTAGCCAGACTCACACTTTTTTCAGTGATGCGGTTATAATCCGCGTCGCTTGCAAAATTATGGTGGGCTGGACAGGGCAGCCGAAAGGCTGGCCGGTTTCCTTGTACGCCGGTACTGCGAACTCTGTTCAGTCCACCACCAGCGAGTTTCGCAGCTCCGGTGGTGGGAAGAACTCCCAGTACAAGGAGGCTGCCACATGCTGGCTACTACCCCTACCCAAAAACCGCAATTTATCTGGATTATCGCCGCAGTTCGCCGCGATTGCCCGACAATTACCGCCAAAATTCATCATATTGCTGCCGAGTCTGAACGCGATGCTCGCCGTTCTCTGGTGCGCGATCACATCTGCTTTTTTGCTGGTCGTATCCGCATGGAGGTGGCACATGATTAAAACCTACGATGTGCATATGGATCCCCTCGAACGCACAAGCCAGATCATCACACTGACAGAAGTGATTAACGACATTCTGGTGAGCAACTCTCCCTCACGAGACGAAAGACTGAAGGCGTTACTCGCGATATTGGATCTCGCCGTTCGTGACGTTCATTTCCTGCTGGAAGGTGGCGAAATGCCAGGAAAAACGGGGGCAACCAATGAATAACTCAATTAATACCCCTCGCCTTACGTCCGCACTTCAATTAATCGAGCAAGCAGCGGCTGTCCTGGTTGCTGTCAGTCTTTCGGCTGAAGAAATGGACGCTACTGATGTCGTGGATGCGATTAAAGCGTGCTCATCTTTGGTTAACGATGCCCGTGCCGAGCTGGTAATTCTTGGGGGTGAAAAATGAATATCAACTTAATTTATCGTCATCCGTGTGAGCTGGAAATTGAATCATTGCTGGGGCGTGAAGAGCCATATCCAGACACATTCACTCCCGCAGATTGCGCGACTGAACGGCTTACCAGAGCGCGCACAGGTCTGGTTCATGTGATGAATGAGATTGTTCCCTCGGTGGGCGGGGAACAGGCGACAGTAATCAATAGCTGGCTACAAAAAGTTACCTCCCTGATAGATATCGGTTTAATCGATGTGGAGAGTGCGAAATGACCAACATCCAGCTCATTGAAGCGCAATGTCGCATCGAACAGGTTCAGACTGTTTTAGGGTTCTGGCTTGAAGGGGCCAGCCCCAGCAACAGAGACAAGTTAATGATTGGCGCGGTTATGTCACTGCTCAATGGCGTACCAGAAGCTATTCAGGAAGCGGACGAATTGTTGGGCAAATATGAGTTACAGAATCATTCAGGCGAGGCGAAACATGAATAATTTCTTAACTTTCCATACAGAAGCAACGCCTGACGGCGTAAACATCATGTACCGCAGCAACGATGGCATGACAGAACGCGTTGAGGCCGTCTCATATATTGATGCCGTAAATCGTCTGGATGCCGGGGATTATGACGATAAACCAGATGAAGGTATGTCAATACATCTCGCTATTGCCGATGGCGGCAACCAAGGATATTTCGATTACACATCACAGCATAACGTCATTATGTGGAGATGGCTGATCGCAACAGTATTCATGCTGGAAATGAGAGAGGAAAACGGCACTGTCAGCATCATTGATGATACTGGCAATCCTTCCGAAGTGGCTGTTTATTCCAACGGCATCGTCGCCATGCCGCTGTATCCAGTAGCAGAGCGCCTCGCTATGGCAAACAACATTGAGGGAGCGATGATAGAACGTTTTGGCATCGAGTCTGGCACAGAACGCGCCATCATTTTCTACAGAGCCATGATGGATGTGGAACAAGGAGCACTGACTCCATTTGGTCGTGAAACGCTTGCTGAACTTCACAACAGCTTTATAGCTGAACTGAATGAAAACGGCATGCCAGCGGAACCAGTGACGCACTGAGGATGGAGCCATGATTACTAAAAATTTCCGACTGAATGCGCTGGCAAATAAGTATGCGTCGGCACTGTATAACCACATTACCTCCACCAGCGGCGGGGACTATTTCATGGTTGATGCGGACGGCGAGGCCGTACGTGTGGAAATCGTTAATGGAGTAAAAGGCGTTCGCAGCCTGATCGATAGCTACACACTGGCAGCCATGAAAGTGTTCTACCCGCAGTGGGAAACCGTGGGGATCGAGCTTCTTGAGCGTTGCGTCACTAAGGACGGATTGACTGACGTCGGGCGTGAGATATGGCAAAGCATGGTTAATGACATGGGCGCAACTGTAGCGGGAGGTTCTCATGCGTGAAAATGCAGAAATGGCGCTTAGCTCCGCAATCGGAGAGCAGGTGGCAAAGATTGCTGGTGCTGTGTGGATTCATAACCTTCATTCTACTGGTGAAGAGAAAATGGCAATTCAGACGCCAGAGGGACGCACCATTACTACATCTCTGAAGCCGTCAGATGTTTGTGATCTGATTTGCGCATTCATGTACCCAGCAATGAGGACTGTCCACGGCGATAAGTGGAAACTTGCGACAACCGCTGAATTTGATATGTGGCTAAACAATGATGGCATGCTGACTGATTACGGAATAACCAAGTGGCAGATGCTGGTTAGCCATATCGCAAACGCTATAGACCACGTGGGGTACGGTGATGCGAAACATTGATCTTATCCGTCAGGTTATCAGTGCGTCTGAAAACAACTGGCCTCATGTGCTGGGCTGCCTGAACATAAATGTCCCTGACTCTCCGCGCCGTCATGCTCCCTGCCCTGCATGTGGGGGCAAAGATCGATTCCGGTTCGATGACAACGGGCGCGGTAGCTTCATCTGTAATCAGTGCGGCGCTGGTGATGGGCTGGATTTAATTAAACGCGTAAATAACTGCGACACAACAGAGGCGGCGCTTCTTGCCGCTGATGTTCTGGGTATTGATTACCGGACAACGGAAACACCAGAAGCCACCAGCCAGAAACGGGAACAACTGGAAACCGAGCGCCAGCGACGCGAACAGGAGCGCCTGAAAAGGGCAGAGAAGGACGAACAACAAAGACGGGATACGTTTTCCCGTCAGTTTGATGACATGCGCAGAAAGGCTGTAAACGGCAAATCTGATTATCTGGTTGCGAAAGGGGTAGGTGATTTTACATTCCCCGTGTTGCCCGATGGATCTCTGTTGCTGGCGCTGGTGGATAAATCCGGCGCAGTCACAGCAGCACAGACTATTACATCACATGGTGAAAAAAGACTCCTGACAGGTTCAGCAAAGCGGGGGGCATATCACGCCATAAACGCGCCAGAAACAACACAGAGCATCTTAATCGCAGAAGGGCTGGCAACGGCATTATCTGCCCATTTAATTCGTCCAGAGGCGCTGACAGTGGCGGCGATTGATGCCGGGAACCTGTTATATGTCGCCCAGGTACTGCGGGATAAATTTCCTTCAGCACAAATCATCATTGCTGCGGATAACGACCACAGCGAAGGAAGACAAAACACGGGGAGAATAGCAGCAGAAAAAGCAGCTTTATCTGTTTCTGGATGGGTGGCATTACCCCCGACAGATCACAAAGCAGACTGGAATGATTACCACCAAAAACACGGCATTAAATGCGCCACAGAAGCGTTCAATAAGTCAATGTACCAACCACAGGGTAATGGCGTGAAACAGGAGCCACAGACCATTGAGGGAAGCGATTTTAAGGTTATGGATACCGACCCACTGAAACCAAGAATAGAAAGCCGCGAGGATGGTATTTATTGGGTATCTCCGAGAGCTGACAGCCAGAGTGGAGAAATCATCAATAACGAAAGCTGGTTATGTTCTCCGTTAAGCGTTATCGGTACTGGCAGAGACGATAAAGACCAGTATCTCATTCTTCGCTGGCTGTCGTTTGGTTCTGAAACGCCGACAACCGCTGCCATTCCACTGGCTGATATTGGTGAACGTGAAGGATGGCGCACACTTAAAGCTGGTGGGGTAAATGTCACGACCAAAAGCAGCCTCAGAGCAATACTGGCAGACTGGCTACAACGCAGTGGCTCTCGTGAATTGTGGCGTGTTGCTCATGCCACTGGCTGGCAATGCGGAGCGTACATCATGCCTGATGGGGAAATCATCGGAACACCTGAAAATCCTGTGCTGTTCAGCGGGAGAAGCTCAGCCGCAGCCGGATATACCGTCTCAGGGAGCGCGAAAAGCTGGCGTGATAACGTGGCGCGTCTGGCCTTTGGTAACTATTCAATGATGACCGGGATCGGCGCAGCACTGGCAGCGCCATTGATTGGGCTGGTGGGCGCTGACGGGTTCGGCATTCATTTCTATGAGCAGTCGAGCGCAGGTAAGACCACCACGGCAAACGTGGCGAGCAGCTTATACGGCAACCCTGATTTACTGCGGCTGACGTGGTACGGAACCGCGCTGGGGCTGGCAAATGAGGCCGCCGCCCACAATGACGGACTAATGCCGCTTGATGAAGTTGGTCAGGGCGCTGATCCTGTCAGCGTTTCACAGTCTGCCTATGCGTTATTTAACGGTGTAGGGAAACTGCAAGGCGCTAAAGATGGTGGAAACCGGGATCTAAAACGCTGGCGTACAGTGGCAATCAGCACCGGAGAAATGGATTTAGAAACATTTATCGCTACTTCCGGGCGAAAAACCAAAGCCGGGCAACTGGTGCGACTGCTGAATATTCCGTTGAGTAAAGCAGTACGCTTTCACGATTACCAGAACGGAAAACAGCACGCAGACGCACTGAAAGACGCTTACCAGCATCACCACGGCGCAGCCGGGCGTGAGTGGATTAAATGGCTGGCAGACCACCAGCAACAGGCTATTAAAACCGTTCGTGATTGCGAAAGCAGATGGAGAAACCTGATCCCATCCGATTATGGTGAGCAGGTTCACCGTGTAGCCGCGCGATTTGCCATTCTGGAGGCCGCATTGCTGTTAGGCGAGGTTGTAACAGGCTGGGATGCTCAGACATGCCGTGATGCGATACAGCACAGCTATAACGCATGGTTGCGCGAGTTCGGCACAGGTAACAAAGAACATCAGCAGATTATTGAACAAACGGAGGCATTTCTTAATGCCTATGGGCTTAGCCGTTTTGCACCATTTCCATACAGCCCGGCAGATTTGCCCATCAAAGATTTAGCCGGATACCGTCAGCGTGGAGAACATGACGAAAGCCCAATGATTTTCTACACATTCCCGGCCACATTTGAAAAGGAGATCGCATGTGGTTTCAACGCAAAACAGTTTGCTGAAGTGTTGAAAAAAGCCGGGATGCTAACCCCACCAAACAGCGGTCGTGGATACCAAAGAAAATCACCACGTATTCAGGGACGACAAATAAACGTTTATGTACTCAATTACCAGCCAGGAGATTATAACTCATCTGAAGAATGAGCTTCTTCATGTGCGTAGAAAAGGTGTTGGTTCAGTTGGTTCAGTTGGTTCAATTTGTAAAGGGTATTGTTTTATAAGGATTTTATTCTTTTTATTGAACCAACACTGAACCAACAACACGGTATTTTGAACCAACACAATGTGACTGAATTGATGCGCACAACACCTGGCTGGCATCAGAGAGTGTTTTACGAGACTTTCGTAAAATCCTGTGTACAAGGGCGTGACGTTTTTGAAAGTGAGCACTACGAAATTTTCGTAGTTCAAAAAACAGCCTCTGAGAAGTTGTTATGCCTGTTCAGCAAACCATCCGCATAGCTGATCGCGAATCAAATTACCAATGGAGCCAGAAGCAAGGGCAGAACTGAAAAGCGCCTGCCGTGAAGAGTAATGCGACACCATAATGAACCGCCCCGGGTTTCCTGGAGAGTGTTTTATCTGTGAACTCAGGCTGCCAGATCATCGTTTCCGATGGAAGCATAATAAGCTTTTTCTGCTTCTGCCGGAGGAGTATGGCCCAGCCTTTCCAGCAATCGTCGATTGTTATACCAGTCCACCCACGTGAGTGTGGCCAGTTCCACTTCTGCACGGTTTTTCCAGCTCTTACGGTGTATTACCTCCGCTTTGTAAAGACCATTGATGCTCTCCGCCATCGCGTTGTCATACGAGTCGCCTGTACTTCCTGTTGATGCCAGTAATCCGGCTTCCTTAAGCCGCTGTGTGTAGGCCAGCGATACATACTGAGAACCTTTATCACTGTGATGGACCGTGCCGGACGGTCGACGGGCCCATAACGCCTGCTCCAGTGCATCCAGCACGAATGTCGTCTCCATGGACGATGAGACCCGCCACCCCACAATGTATCCGGCAAACACATCAATGATGAACGCCACATAGACGAAGCCCTGCCATGTGCTGACGTAAGTAAAATCAGCTACCCACAGCTGGTCAGGTCGTTCTGCCACGAACTGACGGTTTACGCGGTCGCCTGCGGCAACGGCTTTCCGGCTGATGGTCGTACGGACCTTTTTACCCCGGAGAACACCGGCAAGTCCCATAACTGCCATGAGACGTGCCACAGTGCATCTGGCCACTCTGATACCTTCCCGTAACAACTGACGCCAGACTTTACGCACACCGTATACCTGGTGATTTTCATCGTATACGCGCTGTATCTCTTTCTTCAGCCAGTCATCGTGCTGCGCACGGGCACTGCGTTTATCCGGATGATGTCGCTGTTGCTGACAATGGTAATACGTTGACGGGGCAATATGCAGTTCGCTGCATAGCGGTCCGACCCCGTACTGCTCACGCAGCTTATCCAGCAGTGGCATCATTTTTTCCAGAGGCGGTCGAACTCCGCCTTCGCAAAATAAGCGGAAGCCTGGCGAAGGATATCGTTACTGCGGCGCAGTTCACGATTTTCACGCTCCAGCTCTTTCAGACGCTGACGTTCAGCGGTGGTGAGCCCTCCATCACCGCCCCCGGTATCCCGCTCATGCTGGCGAACCCAGACACGCAGAGTCTCCGGCGTACAGCCAATCTTTGGAGCAATGGAACAAATTGTCGCCCATTGTGAGTCATATTCGCCCTGACTTTCCAGAACCATACGGGCTGCCCGTTGACGGACTTCAGGGGAAAAACGAGTATTTTTAGTCATCCTGTTTACCTCTTTCTCAG